GCAATTTAGAGACAACAAGCTAAACGTTATTCTTAAAGCAAGACAGTTAGGCATAACGTGGCTTGTTTTACACTATGCGTTGTGGAAGATGATCAATCCAGGGCGCACGGTGATAGGACTATCCAGGACAGAGGACGAAGCGCAAGAGCTAGTCAGAAGAATGTCAGTCATTCTCGACAATATGCGAGAGCTATTCGCACCTAAGAATGATCAGCCTATAAATTGGGTGAACAGCACATGGGAAAACACCTCACTCATTCTAACAATACATTTCCCTGGACTTCCGGACTCCGTATTCAAATGCTTCCCTAGTTCACCCAATGCGGCTCGTTCGTTTACTGCGGACTTGATAGTATTTGATGAGTGGGCGTTCCAGCAGTTCGCGGAAGACATTTGGAAGGCTGGTTTTCCTACGATTAACCGTCCAAGTGGCGGTCAAGTAGTTGGATTATCCACAATAGAGCGTGGATCATTCTTTGAACAAGTATTTACTGACCCTGATAACGGGTTTAACAAGATATTTATACCGTGGTATGCCGATCCTAGACGTGATGCTGCGTGGTATGAGAACACAAAGCGTACTATGGGCGACATGATAACCCAAGAGTACCCGGCAACAGTCGAAGAAGCCTTAACAGTACCGGGCGGATCGTTCTTCCCTGAAGTGAAAAAGGACACTCACGTCGTAAAAGAGGAATTAGAAGGCAAGGTAACGCGGTATGTAGCCCTAGATTATGGCCTTGATATGCTGTCAGCACACTGGATTCAGGTCGATACAAAGGGAAACGCGCAAGTTTATAGGGAATATGACGCGCCTGATAAGACAATCGGGGCAGCTTGCGACATTTTAAGGTCGATTACGGGCGACGAAAAGATACAATATTGGCTTGCACCGTCAGATTTATGGTCAAGATCGCAGGAAACGGGTAAATCAAGGGCGATTTTGTTCTCCGAGAACGGAATTAACCTTACAAAAACCAGCAGAGACTTCCAAGCGGGCTGTGCATCCATGAAAGAGTGGCTAAAAGTCATTGATAAACACCCCAAATTGACGATTTTAGACGGGTGCGCGCCGAATCTGTACAGATGTTTAACTAAAATACAAAAAGACAAGAAACGGCCTAATATATACGCTAAAGACCCCCATGATTTAACGCATGATGTGGACTCTTTGAGATCATTTTGTGTTTGGTGGGTAAGAAGTCCGGAAGTTGACTATGAACGGATGGAAACAAAGCAACATAAATCAATACTTGAAGATATAGAAAACGCAAGTGCCGAGGACAGAGAGTACCTACTTGCGAAGTATGGTGAACCAGTATGAGGTTAAAAAGAGTTATGGATAAACTCAAAAAGTCAGTAGCACCGACAGCCGAAGATAAAAAGCGTGACAAGTGGCGTGGAAAACTTGAAAACGCAAGAATAGCATATAAACAGGCACTTTCAGAGATATCAAAGAACCAGGGCATATACGAAGGCACAAGAGAGGTAAACGGGAACCCGAATACCAACATAGCTGCCAAAACATTAGCAATAAATGTCCGGAATATTGCCTATGAATTGATCGAATCTCAGGTAGATAGCTCAATTCCCATGCCAAAAGTCACAGCACTGCACGAAGGTGACGAAGACCTAGCGCGTTCTATCGAAAGAGCGTTGGTAAATAAGGTTAAAATCCTTAAATTATCCATACTCAATGATCAGATGGAAAGAACAGTTCCCGTCGTAGGCGGAGACTTTTTCCTTGTGGAATGGGACAACGACCTGGGTTTTCACTCAAATTACGGTGATGTCAACGTAATGGAGATAAATCCGCGTCAGGTTATACCTCAGCCCGGTGTCTCAAAGATAGAAGACATGGATTATATCTTTATTCAGACGGCGCAGACTAAGAAAGCAGTCAAAGACAAATACGGTGTTGATGTTGAGGATGCATCTGAAGAATATAAGGATATAAGGGGCGCAGAAGGCGAATCTAGCCTTGATACGGATATAGTCACTGTGAACACCGTCTACTACAAGCATGATGGCAAAATAGGCCGTTTTGTGTGGGTAGACGACTATACACTGGAAGACATTGATGACTACCAGGCACGCATTACAAGAAAATGTAAGGAATGCGGATACGTTACAGAAGAAAAAGAATGTCCTCAGTGCGGTTCCAGGAAGTTTGAAGAAACCGAAGACAAGATACAAGAGATACGAATACCGCTAATGCAAGAGGGCGGCATTGACTTAGAAACTAATCAGCCCATAGAAATATCGGCCGAAGAAGTTATAACGATTGACTATTACAAACCTAACTGCTTCCCGATAATCGTTCGTAAGAATGTATCAAAGAGCAATTCCCTGTTAGGGTTCTCAGACGTAAAGGTTATTGAGGATCAGCAGGATTTAATAAAGAAAGTCGGTTCAAAGGCCGCAGAAAAGACCTTGAAGGGCGGTTCTATTGTTACCTTACCTAGAAACGTAAAACTTGAAACGACAGATAAGGAATTAAAGATAGCACGCCTTGACACACCTGATCAAAAGGCAATGATCGACATTCTGAATATGCAGGTCAATATCCAGCAAGACCTTCAGATGGTCAATAAGGCTTATGAAGATGCCCGTTCAACATTAGGTATTACCGATGCTTTCCAGGGTAAATACGATCCGTCAGCCGTTTCAGGTACAGCAAAACAGTATTCAATTAACCAGGCGGCCGGTCGTTTGGAATCCAAGAGGGTTATGAAGAACGACGCATACGCCAAGCTGTATGAATTGATGTTCAAGTTTTGGCTTGCATATGCTGATGATCCGCTTCCGATTACCGGTAGTGGCGTAAATGGTGAGCAAGAATACGACGTTTTAGATAAGCGTGATTTTATAAAACAGGATGCTGCCGGTGAATATTACTGGAACGATGAGTTCTTATTTGAGACTGATCCTACATCAACCATGATGGCAAACAGAGAAGCTATGTGGCAGCAGATAGACATGAAACTTCAGTCGGGCGCATTTGGACAGTTAGGGTCTTTGGAGACGATGAGACTTTATTGGTCGCTTATGGAGAAGAACCATTACCCGAACGCCGGTGATGTTTTAAGTCAGATAGAAATGATGATAGCAGAGCAACAGCAACAGGCGGCCATGATGCCGCAGATGGGAGCGCCAAATGAAATGCCCGTTATGCCAGGTGGAAATGAGAATTACTAAAACACGAAATGTGATAGACACCAGCACAGAAGAACCGAAATTGTTTGTCGAACAGGACTTATCTTGTTTGAACAAGCAGTGTGAGAACTACGAAAATGTAGTCTACACGGAAAAAACTGAATTACCAGTTGGCTAACAAAGGACTCATAGAAGTCCTTTTTTAGTATATAAATTCGCATCAACAGCGCAAAAATGAGAAAGGAAAACTGAATATGGAAAAGAAAAATCTTCTTGATCTTGACTTACAACTCTTTGGAGAGGAAGGAGAGGTCGCAGACGTAGAAGCGTCGGAAGCCGTCGAACCGACAGAAGAAACTACCGAATCAGAGGAAGTTGAAACAGGCGTAGAGGAAAGCGGAGACGCCGAGCCGCAGCCACAATCTGATGAGGAAAACGCACGTTACGCCGCCATTAGACGTAGAGCCGAGGATGAAGCCCGGAGAAGATACGCTAATGAAATGAATGCTATGAATCAGCAGATAGCGGCAATGTGCCAGGGAGTGACACATCCAATTACGGGTCAGCCTATCACGAATATGCGTGATTATGTAGACGCATTGCAGATACAGCAGCGTCAGGCCCAGGAGCAGGAGCTTCAGGAAAAGGGCATTGATCCGGGACTGATCGACAGGATGATATCACAGAATCCCGTTGTAATGCAGGCAAAACAAGTTATCGAACAGACAAGGGTAACGGAAGCCAACAATGCAATACACAATGATTTAGCGGAAATATCGAAGATAGACCCCAACATCAGGACGATCAACGATTTAGCCGCACTACCTAATTTCCCGGTTATGTTAGACCGCGTAGCAAGGGGAGCAAACCTTGTAGATGCTTATAAAATGGTCAACTTTGACGCATTTATGCAGCACACGAACGACGCGGCTAGACAACAGGCCATCAACCAAATGAGGGGCAAATCGCACTTACCTTCACAGTCAACCGGCGTTTCAACAGGAAACGATGATGTTGAAGTACCTGCGGAGATAATGAGTAGTTGGAAAGAACAGGGAAAGACAGAAAAACAAATACGCGAATTGTACAAGACAGTCGCAAACAAATTACACCTAAACTGAAAGAGAGGAAAAAAGGTATGGCATTTGAGTTTTTAAGAGCAGAGAACAATGCTTCTCCAATCGAAAAAGAAATCGTTGCCACGAACGGCACGACCTATAATCATGGATGCCTTGTTGCTTATGGCAGCGCAGGCACAGCAGTAGCTTCTTCGGGAACAGCAGTACCCGAGTTTGTTTATGTCGGAAAGACGACAACGGCAAAGACAGGCGACAAGCTCGCAGTCATTCCCGTTCTTCCCGAATACGAATTTGAAACGACACTTTCTACAACCGGTACGACTCTTGTTGCTGGTAACAAGGTAACAACTACTGGTGATGAAGCAACAGCAACGACAACTAGCGGAGTATTTGAGCTGCTTACGGGCGGCGGTGCATCCGGCGCAAAGGTTGTTGGTAGATTCGCATAAGGAAGGGGGAATAGAAAATGGCAGTAACATTTAGTAAGCACGGCGGACTGAATGACGAAGCGTGGAAGGTTATTGATACCGAGCTTTCAATGGTTATTCAGGACACAGATACAGAAAAGAATAAGGACGACGAGCTGGTAAAGGCTCTTTATAACGTTAAGACATCAAAGAAGTTTGGCGAGAAGCAGGGTAGCATGACCGAGTTTGGTAACTTCCTTGAAGTATCCGAAGGCGACAACGCTATTCAGGATGATGTTCAGATGGGCTTCTCAAAGCTGATCG